AGTTTTCGTCTAATCGTTGGGCATGGCTACAAAAAACATGCAAGAGCTGTTCGAAATTACCTTTGTCAATCGTTGGGCCGAAAAAGCCCGCGCGGAGGTAGAAAGTCGGAACATTAAATTCTGGCTTAAGAACCTACCCAAGACCACAAGGGGGTTAAACCTGGGCGTAATCGACAAGGTGATCCTTAGCGAGGTAAAGAAGGGTAACAAACCTTCAACCATTAACAGTAAACTACAGACACTTAAAACCACCCTGGATTTCACACGGGAGCGCGGGATGCATGACGTTGGGTTCAAAGTTCCACGCCTAAAGCAACCCAGTGACGCTAGGATGTCATTCTTTAGCGAGGAGGACCAAGAGGCCATTGAGGCTTTGATTGATGACAACGGCTTTCGGTTGTTCTTCCGTTGGTCTATTGCGACTGGTCTTCGTCCAAGTGAATCGTTGGGCCTAAAGTCCTCCATGATACGCCGTGATCCAGTCGTTGGGCCGGTGATCGACATCGTAAGGACAAAGAACGGGGAGCCAAGGACAATTCCATTAACAAAGAAAGCATTGGAGGCCCTTGAGACTGTTGGGGAGTGGAAGCGATACACCAGCTATAGAATCACCCGAGAGTGGGCAAGGTTACGTCGAAAAGACCCGGAAGCCTTGAAGGACTTTGTGTTTTATACGTGCCGCCATACCTGTGCAACTCGACTACTGTCTAAGGGTGTTAACATCAAGGTTGTGCAATCTTGGATGGGACACAAGGACATCAACATGACACTGAGATACGCAAAGCTAGTGCCGAGTGATCTTGCAGCAGCCCGTGACATCCTAGAAGCATAGACTTATGAAAAAACGAATAAGAAAAACAACAGGGCCGATTCCAAGGCAAGCATCCCGGAGAGATGACGAGTGGTCGTTATGGGAGGCACGTAATGAAGTCCGTCGGTATTCCGAAAAGATTCCGGGTTACTCCGAAGCCGTTTCAAGCATTAAGGATGCCTTGTGCGAGATTACCGGTCGCTACCGTGAAATGAACTACGGACGAGACAAACGACACTACTGTGAAGATGAGTCAAATGTCCAGCTTGCCGCTGTATCGTTGGGAATGGGAACCAAGAACTTACCTAGCAACCAATACAGAAGATGAAAACTTTACTAATGACCACCGAGTTGTTTCGTCGGGCTAACATCAACACCATGTATCGGGCATCCCTTTGCATTGCCGTTGTGCTTAAACCTGGCATCACCAACACTAAGCTTGCGGCGATGCTTCAAACCAGCCGGGAGTCCATACAGGTGGCGATCCGGGCTTTAGTAAAAGAGAACCTCGTTCACGTCACAAAGATAATTGACAAGGAGACCAACAGATCAAAGGAGACCAAGGTTTTCCCTACTCCTTACCTCAAAGATGTTATTGCCGGAATTACTAACCTAACAACCACCAACGAACAATGAAAATAGAGCGCAAATACCTAAGCCATCGGGACCAAATAAAAGTTCAAATTCTTGAAGATGAATGCTTGATGTTGACTCAACGGATCGCTAGGGTCGTCAAGAAGCGAGACCGCTTGATGCGGAAACGCGACAAGATTCTTGATAAGGGCTTAGAGGCGTAAGAGAGCTACGCACGTGGTTTACTTGTTTTTCCATCATTGAACACCCTTATCAACTTCACTTCTTAATGGACCAGCACAACCTCAACCAAGAGATGTTAGATCTCGGGGTCCAAAGGTATCGAAAGAACCGGGCCACCAATAAAGGCTCTTTGACCAACGCCGGGCGACGCATCATGCGTGAAGGAGTGGAGCCGGTAGCGTTGGGCCTAGTTGAGTTGCTTCCTACAGTCCAGAAGATAAAGAACAAGTCACAGTGGCAACGCTGTTTAGTGGATGTTAAAGACTTTCGCCCGATAGCATTGATAGCTGTTAAAGCTACCTTAGATGTCCTCGACGAAGCTCGGTCCTATGCTAGTGTGTGTTTTCGCTTGGGCCGGGCCGTCGAGGACCAACTGCTATCCGACGATTTCATACGTAACCACGAGTTCGGGTCAAGGTTGGTCAAGCGTATGCAAGACTTAGCGAGCCGTGGACCAGCAACCCAAAGCGCCTACCTGCACAAGACAGCCCGAAGTGAGGACATGGAGTGGACCGATTGGACACGCCGGGATCGCATATCGTGTGGCTCCATGTTGTTGGAGATTGTCCATGATCGGACGGGCTTGATTAAGTTTACTGACAAGGCTCAACGCCGACGCCGTCACTTCAAGCCGATGCGTATGGTGGAGATCTCTGATGTTACTAGAGAGTGGATCAACGAATACGACAACTACCGTGAGTTATTGTTACCGTTCTGGTTGCCGATGGTGGAAAGCCCGGAGCCGTGGCAGAAAGTCTTCGGTGGTGGCTACGGTATCAACAAGGACCAAGGACTCCCTGTGCTTCCTTTCATCCGATGCTCTGACAGGAATGTGTTACGCATGGCACCCGAGATGCCCCAGGTTTACAACGCGGTTAACCTTATACAGGAAACACCCTATGCAATTAACAACAAAGTACTAGATGTCCTTGAGTGGGCGTGGGATAAAGATTTACAGATTGGGTTACCACCTAGGAACGACCTAGAGCTACCTGAGTGGCCCGGTGACCACATGTCGGTGGAGGAGACAAGGAACTGGAGGGACGACAAGCGGGAACGAGCAGCCTATAACACCTCGTTGGGTTCACAAAGAATCCTGATCTCTAAGATATTAATGTTATCACGGAAGTTCCGCAACGAGCGTATGTTTATGCCGTCCTCGTGTGACTTTCGGGGTCGAGTCTATCAGGTGCCGAGCTATCTTAACTATCAAGGCCCGGACCACTGTCGAGGATTGTTACAATTCCATCGAGGTAATCCCATCAAGAACGATGACGACCTAAGATGGTTGGGTATACACGGTGCTAACTGTTTCGGTAACGACAAGTGTGACTTTGAGACTCGCCTAAAGTGGGCCGATGGTTTCACACGGGATGCGATACGGATTGCTAACGACCCAAAGTCCAACCGAGAGTGGGCCGATGCGGACGAACCTTGGCAAGCGTTGGCGTGGTGTTTTGAGTGGGCTGAGTATCATACAAAACGGTCGAAAAATTTTAGGACGTTCCTGCCTTGTGCGATGGATGCAACCAACAGTGGCCTACAGCTTCTGTCATTGTTAAGTAGGGACGAGGAGGGATGCTTTGCAACCAACGTGTCACCAACCGAAACACCCCAAGACATCTATAGGTTGGTCTCGGACCACACGTTGGGGAAGTTAAAGCAAGATGCAAAGGGTGGACGCGACTACGCACGACTTTGGATTGAGTTTGGGATCGACCGCAAGATGTCAAAGCGTCCGGTGATGTGTTACAGTTACGGCCTAACTCCTTACTCCAACAGGGATTACGTCGCTGACTGGTATGACACCACCCGAAGAGAGCGTGGAATTGACTGTGTGTTTGGGCGGAGCCACATGTATCCAGCCATCAAGTATCTAGGTGACCTCCTGTGGGACAGCATCGAAACTTTGTTAACCAAACCTAAGCAAGTCATGGACTGGTTCCAAGATGCTTCCCGGTTGATGACAAGACAGGAACTACCGTTGACGTGGACAACACCAAGTGGATTCCGGGTCAGTCAAGATTACCGAAAGCAGGTCAGCCAAAAGGTCAGCACGTGGTTGAACGGATCGTTAACATCGGTGCGATTCAAGGATGCTACGGATGACCTCGACCCACGTAAGCAAAGCAACGGTGTTGCACCTAACGTGGTCCACAGTCTTGATGCTGCCGGCTTGGTGTTAACTGTTAACGAAAGTTGGAAGCGTGGCTTGTATGACTTTGCAATGATCCACGACAGCTTCGCCACCCACAGTAACAACTGCGAGACCCTTGCGTCATCACTCCGGGACAGCTTCAGCGAGATGTTTAGCAAAGATATTCTTGCAGACCTAGCCGAAGCGTGGCAAAACGAATCTTATGAGGAGCTACCAAGCCTTCCTGACTACGGAACGTTTGATGTTAACACCCTGCGTGACTCTAAATACTTTTTCAGTTGAAGCTGAGAAAAACAAAGAAACCAAAACTATAAAGATAATGAAACAACTGACAACGCCTATAGGCACCGCGATGTATCCTAAGCTCATCACACCGGACACCAAGTTCAATGCTGATGGAGTGTATAGCTGTAAGCTGATCCTATCTAAGGACGACTTCGAAACACTTGAGGCCACTATCAACCCGTGGTTCGAAAAGGAATACGACCGATTGGTAAAGGAAAGCGGAAAGAAGAAGCTGGATCGCAGCCAGAAGCTACCGTTAAAGCTGAACGACGACAACGAATACGAAGTCTTCGCAAAGCAAGTAGCACAACGTGAGACCTCAAAGGGACTCATCCAATTCCAAGTCGCCCTGTTTGATTCGGCTGGAAAAAAATTGAACAACCCACCGAACATCGGAAGTGGCTCTAAGCTGCGCCTTGGGGTGGAGCCATCGGCCTGGTTCAGTCCCATGATGGGAGTTGGTTACACGCTAAGACTTAAAGCCGTCCAAGTGATTGAGCTTAAGGAGTATGAAGGTGGCTCCGGTGGCTTCTCGTTTGACGCTCAAGAAGGCGGCTTCGTGTCGGAAGACTTGGGTGACGCATTTGAAAACGACTCAAAGGATGCCTCGATTCCGTTCTAAGTTTGAACAAAGGCTGGCTCTTGCAATGAAACGTGCGGGAGTCAGCTTTACATACGAGTCCCTGCGGATTAAGTATGTTAAGAACCATCACTACACACCGGACTTCGTTCTTGATAATGGTGTTATCCTTGAGGCTAAAGGTCGCTTCATGTCGTCCGACCGGGCAAAGCATTTGTTAATCCAAGCGCAGCACCCGGATCTCGACATACGCTTCGTCTTTATGCGAGCAAGTAACACGCTCAACAAGAGAAGCAAGACAACCTATGGAGACTGGTGTGACAAGCACGGTATCCTGTGGTGCGAGAAGTCCATTCCTCGGTCGTGGTTCGACTAATGTAAAAAAGAAAAAACAAGATGTATATAGCGACTCACCAGCCGTGCGATAAGTGCGGTGCATCGGATGCGTTGTGTGTTAACGAGGACGGTTCTACCTTTTGCCATTCGTGCAATAAGTATTCACGTGCCGAGGCCACACCCACACCTCCACCCACTACTATGAAAATAACAAAACCCCTTCACTCCGACTCGGACAAGTTCCTGACCGGAAGATACAGTGACATACCAGCCCGTCACATCACACTCGATACGTGTAAACACATGCGGTATCGGATCGGAGACTACAACGGACGTGCCTGTCACATCGCTGACTACTACGACGACGACCGCAAACTCCAAGGCCAGAAGCTAAGGTTTGAAGGCAAACAATTTATGATCCTTGGTGACATCTCGGATCGCTTCTATGGTCAACACCTACACCCGATGGGGGGAATGAAGCTTGTTGTTACCGAGGGTGAGGTCGATGCCTTAAGCGTCAGCCAAATGCAAGATAACAAATATCCATGTGTGTCTCTTCCTACCGGTGCTGCCAGTGCCGCCAAGGTATTCAAACAGAACCTTAAGTGGCTTGATAGGTTTGACGAGGTGATCTTGATGTTTGATGAGGACGAGCCGGGACGGAAAGCAGTAGAGGATGTAGTCGGTATCCTTCCAAGCGGTAAAGCTAAGGTCGCCCGGTTGCCACTCAAGGATGCTAACGAATGCCTCATTAACAAGCGGAGCCGGGATGTTATTCACGCGATCTTCCAAGCCAACGCATGGAGACCAGATGCTATCATATCCGGCAAGGACATCCACGAACGATTAACAAACCCAAAGAACACCGCAAGCATTCCGTATCCGTTTGACGGGTTGAATGAGATGACACGTGGTATACGTAAGGGAGAGATTGTTACCTTCTGTGCAGGATCGGGCATCGGAAAGTCACAGGTGTGTCGTATCATTGCTCACCACATCCTTACCACCACGGAACACAGCGTAGGTTACATCGCCTTGGAGGAATCTATTGAGCGCACCGCCTTGGGTATTGTTGGTCTTGAGATGGGTAAGCTTCTGCATCTTGATCCCGAAGTTAACTATACCGACACCAACTTCGATGAAGCCTATGTCAACACGGTCGGGTCGGGTCGCATGTGGCTTTACGATCACTGGGGTAGCCTTGATGCCGAGCGGTTGTTATCACACGTGATGCACATGGCGAAGGCGATGGATGTTGAGTATGTTATTCTTGATCACATCTCTATTGTTGTTAGCGGCATGCAAGATGGAGACGAACGCCGGATGATTGACAACGTGATGACCAAGCTGCGCGCTTTGGTTGAGGAGTGCGGCATCGCCCTAATCCTGGTGTCACACCTTAAGCGTCCATCGGAAGGCCGAGGTCACGAAGAGGGCAACAAAACTTCTCTTGCTCACCTCCGTGGTTCCGCTGCGATTGCACAGCTATCTGACATGGTGATAGGCTTGGAGCGAAACCAGCAAGACCCTGAGCATAAGCATGTTACGACGGTTCGTGTGTTAAAGAATAGATTCTCAGGTGACACCGGGGTCGCAACTAACCTTGCATTTAATACTGTTACCGGACGAATGAGTGAATATACTTTTGAAGAGTTTAATGGCTAGGTATCCTTACTCCCTCTTCCTTTGGACGAAGTAAAACAAACCATGACAGCCGGGAATAGACCGGCACCCAACCTTAACAACAACTAAGAATGAAAAAACATAAGATGCTCTACTTTGATATAGAGACTAACGCTATCGACTTCTGGCCTACTCTTGCTGGGTTAAAAGATCTACACTGTATCTCCATCTACGACCCGGAAGCATCCCAGATGCACTCGTTTAGTTCCAATGCTAACAACCTAGATGAAGGTGTGGCCATGTTAAACTCAAGCCATAACATCTGTGGCCACAACGCGATTAACTTTGATGCACCGGCACTCCAAAAGCTAGGCTATGAGATAACATCACGGGTCGTGGACACCAAGGTCATGTCTCAAGTCATGCACCCCGATCTCTTTACGGAGGACTGTAGGCGAGGCGAAGAGTTTCCGAAGCAATTCCGAGGACGCCACAGCTTGAAGGCTTGGGGTCTCCGCTTGGGTAACGAAAAGGATGACCACGGTGCCACCGAAGACTGGACGAAGTGGAGCAAGGAGATGCAAGACTACTGTGAGCAGGATGTTAATGTGGTGGTGGATCTGTTCCTTCACTTCATGTCCCAGAAGCCATCAGCAGAGATGTTATTTCTTGAGCATGACTTTGCCGCGTTGATGACACAACAGGAGATGAACGGGTGGCCCTTCGACATCAAGAAAGCTAACGAGCTGGCCGAAGAACTTATGGCACGCCGGGCTGAACTCCGGGACGAACTACAAGACATGTTCCCGTCAACCACCGAGGAGATGAAGACACCGAAGGGTTGGACAGTTGAGGTGGACGGTAAGACTTACACGGCTGCAACCAAGGGTGGCCTTAAGCTAGTCCTCAAGGAGAATAAGTTAAAGCAAGTGTTAGCTGAAAAGGCAGCAAAGACGGGTAACAAAACCAAGACCATCCCATTCAACCCTAACAGCCGGGACCAGATAGCAGAACGCTTGATGAAGATGGGGTGGGAGCCAGAGGCATACGAAGGTAAGCGCCCTAAGATTGATGAGGCAGTCCTTAAGGAGATAGATAAACCAGAGGCTAAGTTGTTATTGGAGTATCTCCTTATCAGCAAACGCCTAGGACAGGTAGCCGAGGGTCGCCAAGGGTGGTTAACATTAGTCAAGGACGGACGAATCCACGGTGAGGTCAATACAAACGGCGCAGTCACCGGACGATGCACCCACAGCAAACCCAACGTAGCCCAAGTGCCAGCTTCACGTGCAGTCTATGGTTCCCAGTGTCGCGATCTGTTTACAGCACCGGAGGGTAAAGTGTTAGTAGGTGCTGATGCCAGTGGATTAGAACTCAGGTGCCTTGCCCATTACCTCTACCCTTACGACAAAGGATCTTATGCAAACACAATTATTGAAGGGGACATCCATACAGTTAATCAACAGGCGGCTGGTTTGCCTGACAGATCGAGTTCGAAAAAATTTATCTACGCCTTTCTTTACGGAGGTGGTGACAACCTCATAGGTAAAATCGTTGGAGGAGGTAGACGAGAAGGGAAGCGGATCAAGGAAGAGTTCATGCGTAAGACTCCATCCATTAAACGTCTACACAAAGACATCGAGCAAGCTCTCAAAGGTAAGCAGTGGCTAGGTGGGATTGATGGAAGACGACTCCCGGTTCGCTCGGCACACTCTGCTCTTAATTTGTTATTACAATCTAGTGGCGCTGTGTTGATGAAGAAGGCTCTCATTGTATTTAACGAGACGGCACCTCACCCCTACGAACTCCACGGTAACATCCACGACGAGGTCCAGTTCAGTTGCCTTGAGGAACACGCAAAGGAACTAGGTCAACTCTTCTGTGACTCACTAGCCAAGGCTGGTAAGTTGTTAAGTTTCCGATGCCCACTCGACGGTGAGTATAGCATTGGTAAAACCTGGAAAGATACACACTAAAAAGATCTATGAAAAAATGGAAAAAGAAACTAAAGCAAGCCACGGTTGAACTCTCTTCGGGTGACTATCCTGTTTGGTGGGATGGATTCCGAAACGTGTTGGTGCAGAGAGAAACATCTGACTGGACCGACAACCCTTACTTGGAACAGATTGAACCGTTAGAGTATAAAAACTACAAGGCTGGAGCTATGGCAGCGGAATCCTTACTTGCACACCAATACGATGAGTAAGAAAATATACATAGACGGCGACATGCTTCTTTACCGTGCTGCCTTTGCAGCCGAGAAGGAGATCCGATGGGACGATGACATCTTCACAGTCCACTCTGACTTCAGTGACCTCAAGGATTCCTTTATCATGGTGACTGATTGTATCTGTGAGATCCTCGACGCATACGAAGACAACGGTGATGAGATAACGATGGTGTTCTCGGATCGCTACACGTTTCGCCATGAGATCAACCTACTTTACAAAGCCCACCGCCGGGACAAGCGATCACCCCTAGGAATCAGTGACCTCCGGGATTGGGCGTGTGATGAGTGGACGGCTCTTAAGGTGGACCGCTTGGAAGCTGACGATGTTCTAGGTATCATTGGTAGCCGTGACCCTGATGGTTCGATTATTGTTAGCGGTGACAAGGACTTCGCGACTGTGCCTTGCACGTGGTATAACTTCCTTAAGGATGACCTACGCAAGATAACAAAAGAGGAAGCCGACTTCCAACACCTAGTGCAGACCCTTGCTGGTGACGCAACCGATGGATACTTTGGTGTCCCACGGGTGGGCCTAAAGACAGCCGAAAAGATCCTTAACAAGGATGGAGTGGAGTGGCAGACTGTTGTTAACACCTACGAGAAGGCTGGGATGACCGAGGAGGATGCCCTACTCAATGCCCGGATGGCCTTCATCCTTAGGGATGGATACTACAACAAAGAAACAAAGGAGATAAAGCTATGGACCCCAACACAATAACAATCGAAGGCACCGCCGAGGAGCGCAAACAGATCCCATTGTATCGTGGGTTGATGTGTTATTTTCCCCATGCCTTGGTGGAAGTTGCCAAGCAAAGCTACAAAGGTAACATCCAACACCACCCCGAAGATGAGATATGGTGGGACATGAGTAAGTCCAAGGATGAGCTTGATGCCATGCTCCGACACATGCTTGAAGGGGAGTGGGCGGCTGTTGCTTGGCGAGCTTTAGCGCATCTGGAACGAAGTTGTATAGCTAATAAGGACCATAGTAGGAAAGTCCAACATGAGTGATTACATTCCTAACATCCCAGATGACCTTATAAAGTTCTTGGACGAACGTGTGCCAAGCAAAGATTTCTCCCCTAGCGATTCGCTTCGGGAGATTGATTTTTATATGGGGAAGCGAGAACTTGTTAACTTTCTAAAGACCCTTCATGAAGACCAGTTAGAGAACCAATTCCTTACCCCCGAATAACCCATGTGCATGTCTGTCAAGACCCCCAAGCCCCCGGAGCCTCCCGCATCTCCACCACCCCCAACAGCCGTAGCTGAAACAGTCCAACAACCTGAGCAAGCTGGACCGATGAAAAAGAAGAAACGTGGTGCTGCATCCCTTGTGTTACGTAGGCCAACTATGGGTGGCTTAGGAACAGCCTCAAGCACTGGCGTTAACACCTCTAACTATTAAACACTATTATGCCAAACTTTAGCACAGACATAACAATCGCCAACTCCAACCTAAGCGGTGGTGCTGGTGCCTTTGATTCATCAACCACACCCGCCGTCAACACTAGCACCGGGACACCAAGTGGATTCTTTGTAGCCGGGACATTCGACGGAGCAACCGTCAGCCTTGAGCAAAAGATCGGGACCACTTATGTTGCCCTAGGTGACGACACAACTCTTACTGGTAACGGTGGTGGATTGTTCACTACTCCCTTGTCAGACATCCGCGTAAATGTTACAGGTGCCGGTAGCTCCTTCAGTGTGAAGGTTGTTATCAAACCAATCTATCTCTAGTATATGTCATCGAAGAAGAAGGACAGTTTTAAGCCTTGGCTAAGTAGGCCCGCGATTAACAGGAGTGTTAC